CTGGGACGGATACATTGGACAGAATCTCATCGTCATGGATGAGTTTCTGATCGGAGAAGCCGACACGAAAGTATTGACGGCCAAGCAATACTTAGAGTTGGTTTCTACCAAGAATTTCAAACCTCCCCTTGCTTCCATAGATAATCCAGCAGTGGGATTGAAAGGAACTACGTGTGAAGCTATTGGTGTCATCACCATTAACAACACATCGTACAACAAAGTTCCTAACATTCCACAGGATGCTCTTTGGAGGCGTAGGGAGTATGTCATCGAACTCTCCATCGCTGAAAAGTATAAAGATCAATTCGCTAACGGTAAGATTAACCTGAAAGAGTTATCGCAAGAAGAAATCAAGTCATTGGCTTGGTTGCGATTTACTCTCAAACCACCAACTCCTGGGAATTCCCGGGATATTTCAGGTTTATCGTACGGAGCTATGGTAACGTATCTTCGTTCACACCGTGAAGCACATCTACAGACTTGTGAGAAAGTCAGGTTAGGCCTCAATTCTGAATTGATGCCTGAAAAGACTCCACAAGAAATGTTAGATGATACCATCCGAGAGTTACGCGGGATTCCCTGCGAACCTCAAGGATTGGGTGAAGCGATCTTTTCATTTTTCGGTGGTGGCGACTTCGAAGCCGAAGGTCCTGAAGAACCCACTGACCAAAAGGATGACCGGTCACAACCAGCTCCACAAAGAACGGATGAGCGTGCTGAGTTGGAAGTGATCAAAAGTAGTCAGTTTAGGAGGCTTTACAATCGACTCAAGAAGCTTACAGTCAAAATGTCTGTTGAGAAGATTGAATCTGTCGTAAAGAACTCCTACGTTGACTACTTAAGTCTCCTAGAAAGTCAGTCGGGTGATTCAGAGCCTGACGCACCAATCGGAGCCAGGGAAATGAGGAGGTACATCTTTTCAATTGCGAAGAAATTCAAAGTTGAATTGGATGTATCCTCTTGTTCAGAGGACGGCTTCGACACGGCCACAGAGGGAGAAGAGGATGTCACTCTTCTCTCTCAAAAGAGCAACGCCGCAGGCCACATGGTCATTTCCGCCATCGACCATAGTAATGTTGACCCAACACAGCACCACAGACATTATTGTTTGGGCTTGATTAAAGAGCCTATCCTTAATGCTAGAGGTGAAGTGATGAGACAACATAACGGCCAGCCAGCCATGAAAGAGGTGTGCTGTGGGAAGCAATATACCCATAAGCATAACAAGGAAACAGTACACTCGTTTCTTTGCTCTACATGCGTAGCTAACGGCGTTAAGCCTGATTGGAAGTTTATTCATGGCGGTGGTGATCCTAGATCGACTACCATAATTCCTGAGTTGCTTCCTGAAGACATGTATTTTGAATACATAGGTGCCCCCGAGGAGTACGAGGACGAGTTGAACAAGATGTGGTTGAATATTTGTGTTGACAAATTTCTATCACATGGAACAACTCCAATCGTGCACATCGTGGACCCTACGTTCAATGACGGACAAGGGATCTACTTTGAAATACCAAGTGCCAAGGAGAATTTCTCCGAGAACATAATTGGTGTTTCAAAGTGGGTCAGCATTTTCGTTATAATATATGCCATTAGGAAGTGGTTCAAGAAGGATGAAGACATACCGGACCAGGTGTGTTTTGGTCAATCTGGAAAACCATCAAATGAAAAACGGGGCTCAAGGAAAGTGAAAACTTTCCGAGACGCTCGAGCTCAATCAGGTGGAAGCTCCCATCCCATCATTGAGATTGATGGAGTTCCTCACCGTGCTAATCCTATAAGTGGTTCCACTTTGATGACCTATTATCACGCTTTCCTTAATAATGACGGAAGTCTTATCGAGGACGGTGTGAAAATGAAGGTTAAATGGAATGGCACGGTTGATGAATTCCCTTTCAATTCATCAATGCTCAGGCTATCTGAATCAGCAGAAGACCTGGTGTTTTTCACCTACCCAAGGAAGAAAAACGCCCAGTTCCCTAATAATGTTAGGAAGTTCTGGTCAATAGATGATGCCAATGATTTTCAATCAACTTCAGGTTTGTTGGACATTGAAGGAGGAACACACTACACCCAAGTTTTTCTTGGTAAGAACCGTA